GGAGGACGAGGTGATGGACTCAGCGCCAGTGAACTGGAGCTGCTCAATCAGGTACTCGTGGGTCTGCTGGGCGAAGCGGCGGCGCTCCTCAGTGTCCAGGTAGATGTAGTCGATGTAGAGGGACGCGGCCGTGAGGGACTGGATGGCGGTGGAGGGGGCGGTGGCGCCAGACTGCTCGTAGTAGCAGCAGTTGATCCACTGCTCAAACTCCACGTTGATGCGAACCTCGTGGTACTGGAGGGCGATGAGCGGGATCGCGAGGCCGGGGTTGCGGCAGAACCAGAACTGGAGGGGGATGTAGAGGGTCTTGGCCGGGGTGCCCGCGCGAGGGGCGCAGGAGTTGGTGAGCTCGGCGCCGGCGCAGGAGGCGTCAAGGGAGTAGCCCTTGGCGTCCTTCATGAGGACGAGGTCGTGGGTGTTGCCGATCATGTCGTCGAGGGCGGCAACGGTGCCCGCATCCTGGGTGAGCTGGGTCCAGATCTGCATCCAGTCACCATACTGGCGGTCAATGCGCTGGCCGCCGATCTCGAGCTCAACCACCTTGATGAGGCGGTGGCCGATGTAGTTGAGCCAGCGGAAGCGGTTCAGGTTGGTGGAGCCGGCGACGAGGTCCACGGCGGGGAGGACAACCTGGACGTAGGTGCGGTACATCAGGTCCGCATTGCGGTTGATGACGGCGGTGACGCGCTTGTTGAAGTCCGCCTGGCCGTTGAAGGTGACCTCAATGGACTCCATGGCGAAGTTGGTGTGGCGCTTGTAGAGGATCTTCCAGAAGGTGATCTGGGGAGTACCCGTGATGTAGATGTCCTGCGCACCGTAGCTGACAAGCTGAAGAAGACCACCACCCATATTGTTATGTTCCTTCGCAACACTTTTTTCTGCGGCGTTCGGGGCGCGACCCTCCTTGTTTTGAGCGCACACGAATTTACGTTGAAGGCTCCTCTCTCTCACAAATCAAAAATGGCTGACGTGACCGATACAGCTCTCAGTGCGACCGCTGCGGTTGGCCTTGCGCTCTGTGCAGCCTGCGCGCTCGGCTATGCCTGGAAGACCTCGCGGGTTCCTCGCATGAAGCCCTCTCGCTCCGATACGGATCTCACCCTCATTCTTGAGAATTCCATTCCCTCTTCGTCAGCGCTCTCTATTCGTCGTCCTCCTGAGGATCCGTCTACTGTAGCACCATCCGAGGAACGATATGCATAGCTTCCAGCTCCTGCACCCAGAGCTTCATCGCATACGGAATCGTCTTCGTGATGAACTCCGTCTTGCCCGCGCAGACTCCGCAGGCATAGATTCCCTCGTCCTCATTCACAATCGCCAGCGTTCCGCACGTCTTACAGATGCCCGTCGGGAACGGGTCTGAGACATCCATCAGGCGCTCCTTGGTGAACGCGGCCACACCGTGCGACAACATACAATCACGCTCCATTTCTCCCACGCGGAGACCCCCATCCCTCGCCCTGCCCTCACACGGCTGGCGGGTGAGGCTTACGATGGGTCCGCGTGCACGGGAATGCTTCTTGTCAATCACCATGTGCTTCAGGCGCTGATAGAACGTCGGTCCCATGAAGATTTCGGCCTCCATCATCTCACCCGTCTGGCCGTTGTAGAGCATCTCATTGCCGTAGGACTGGAGTCCGAGGTCCTGCATGTGCTTCTTCAGATCCGCGACCTTCATGTGGTCATACGGTGTTCCGTCGCCCAGCGTTCCACGACGCACGCCAATCTTTCCATAGATGTTCTCCATCAACTGCGCAATCGTCATGCGGGACGGAACGGCGTGCGGGTTCATGATGAGATCGGGACGCAGACCGCTTGCTGTGAAGGGCATGTCCTGTTCCTCCAGCAGCATTCCGACGGTTCCCTTCTGTCCGTGACGGGAGCTGAACTTGTCGCCAATCTGCGGGACACGCTCGGAGACCACGCGCACCTTGATGAACGGGTAGCCATCCGAGTTCTTGTCCTGCCAGACTCCATCAATGCGGCAGGGCTCGGTGTTCTTGTGGGTCGTGCTCGCATCGCGGTAGGCATAGCCCGCCGTGTCGTTGCGCAGGTTGACGACCTTGCCGATGACGACGTCGTTCTCCTGAAGCGTCGCATTCAGGATGGGCAGTCCATTCTCGCCGATGGCCGCATACGAGCTGTTCTTATACTTGCGCGTCGCGTGCTTCTGCGGCTTCATGAACTTCTCCTCACGACCCGAGGTCACATTGCGGTGCTCCTCGTCCTTGTACATCGTGTAGTAGAGACCGCGCATGAAGCCGCGGTTCACGCTAGAGCGGTTCATGATGATAGAGTCCTCCTGATTGTAGCCACCGTAGCACGCGATGGCCACGATCGCATTCATGCCAGCGGGCATCTCGTGCATCTTGAGGATGTTCATGGACCGGGTCTCCACAATCGGGCGGGAGAGCGAGCACAGCATGTAGCCGTTCTTGTCCAGGCGCTTGGCGTAGTTGCCCGCGTAGACGCACATGGACTGCTTGCCCATGGCCGACTGATAGGTGTTACGGGGCGACTGGTTGTGATCCGAGAGCGGGATACTCGCTGCCATCTGTCCGATGATGAGACTCGGGTGCACCTCGTAGTGCGTGTGCTCCGGGGTGCACTCCGCCCGACTGGTGGCAATGCGCAGAGTCTCCGTCTCCGAGGCATCAATGTATTCCAGTGACGTCTTGAGCCAGGTGGTCCAGTCGGAGCCCGGAGCCGCCATGGGACAGCCCACACGGAAGACCGGGCGAACCAGACGTCCACTGTCCGTCTCAATGATGATCGTATTGAGGAGCGTATACCAAGCGATGGAGATGTGCGGGTGGAGACGGAAGGAGTGCTTGGCCGCGCGGAGAGACTTGACCAGCGTGGCCGGATCCTGCGTGTAGCCGATGATGACTCCGTTCACAGTGACTGCGGTTCCCTCGTAGACACGCGGCGTCGTGACCCAGACCAGACTTGCGCAGTCCTGGAGGAAGTGGAGCACGGTGTTGCTCGGCACGTGCTGCGTGACGCTGGACAGGAGACTCATGGTCTTGACGATACCGACCGAGTGACCCTCCGGCGTCTCCACGGGGCAGACGAAGCCCCAGGATGTGCCGTGAAGCTTACGAGGCGCCAGCAGCTTGCCCGACTTCTCCACCGGCGTCTGGATGCGGCGGAGGTGGCTCAGCGTCGCGGAATAGGACATGCGGGCGAGCACCTGCGAGACACCCACCTTGGTCGCATTGGACAGCGATGTGGACGACGACGTTCCGAGGCCCTGGACCGTGAAGTTGCCCGTCGCAAGTGCCTGCTTGAGCTTGCCCTCAATCGCCGAGAGCTTGAGGATCTTGTAGAGGTTGTTGATGTTGAGGATCTCCATCGGACGAGGACCGCCCTCGCCCTTCTTCCAGGCGTCGTTGTTGACCTCCTGGACGAACTCGTTGCGAGTGTCATTGCAGACCTTCTGGAAGAGCTGGCGGAAGAGATGCGTGAGGAGCGCACCCGTGGTCACGACACGCTTGTTCGGGTAGGCGTCACGGTCATCCAGCGTGATCTGCCCCTGATCGGTCAGGAGTAGACGACGGATCATGCTCGCAGTGAGAAGAGCCTTGCGCGCATTGTGGACGGCCAGCGCAGCCGCCTCTCCGGCAAACCGGACGTGGGGCAGATACTCCGAGGTCAGAAGCTGGCGGACATAGGCGTTCTTGTCCTCCTGGTTGGTCCCATACTGGAGGTTGCCCGCGAGATAGGTGATGGCCTCCTCCTGGGTGAACACGCCTAGCTCTGCACAATCACGGAATGAAGCTCCGAGGAGGTCCACGTGCGGGTCGTCGAGGCTCCCCCAGACCAGGCGGGCGACGTCCGCGTCAGTCCGAATGCCCAGCGCACGAAAGTAGACCATAACAGGAATGTCCTCACGGAAGCGGGGCACGCAAGCAAGCAGAGGATACCCAAATCCATTGAACTTGGAGGACAAGCGGATTTCCAGCTTCTTCGGCGGCATCGTGAAGGTCTCTGAGAGCGACTTCATCTCCACGCTGTAGGAGTGCTTGGACGAGGTCTTCTTGGACTGGAAGACCATGATGCGGTTGTCGGCCACCTTCTCCTGGCACAGGATGGTGCGCTCAGAGCCGTGGATGAGGAAGTAGCCGAGAGGATCGTGACCGCACTCCCCGACCTCCTCCAGCGACAGCGGGTAGTCCTTGAGGAGACAGAGCGAGGAGCCCAGCATGACCGGGAGCTTGCCCATAGAAATCCCCTCAAAGACGCGCGACTCCTCCGTGCACGTCTCATAGGCCTCTCCTGCATACGTCTTCGCAGTGAACCGGATGTCCGCGTGCATCTGCGCGGCATAGGTGAAGTTGCGAACCCGGGCTTCCATGGGGAGCATCGGCTTAATGCGCCCCGTCGCCTCGGTGATCCGGGGCTTCATGTAGGAGATGTTCTCAAAGGTCAGGGTGAACTCATACTTGTACTTCTTGTGGATCGGGTGCTGCTCGTGCCACACCTTGATGGGCGGCGTGGACTGGATGATCAGGGGAAGCTTGTTGCGCACGAAGTCCTCGTAGGAGTCCACCTGGTGGTCCACGAGGCGGCGAACGCCATTGGCGAAGTATGACTTGACAGCGTCCCAGCACGGATCGGTCATGGTATCTATGTGCTTGTCGTCCTCCGTAAACTTGTTTGTCCGTTTTCAACAAGAGCAATGCCGCCACCTGATGCCATCAAGATCGTCAAAATGGGAGGCTCCGCTGCACCCCCTCCACCCCAAGCAGCCTCGGCTCGCAAGGTCTCTCGCCCGGTCAAGAAGACTATGCGCACCTACCCGCGCGGCGTCCTGAAGCTGAAAGGAGGGTCCTCTGGGGTCAAGGCTGTCGCGGATCCGGCCAAGTCGCCGCCCACCCGCAAGAATACGCTTCGGATTCTGACCGACAAGGGGGTTGCGAGTCGCCGCAAGACGATCCATGAGCGGGTCAAGAAAATGTCGGATCGCTCCATCCGTGAAACCCTCCGGCGGTCAGGACTCCCCATTTCTGACAAGACGCCGCCCCACATTGTCAAGGAGATTCTGGAAGGCGGAATGGAGGCTGGGATGATTGTCTCCCCGTGACATAATGACGGCTGTCTGGGGACCCCTAGGATGGATGACCCTGCATTCCGTCTCCACCATCTATCCGGAACATCCTTCTCAAAATGAGCGAGATCTGATGACGACGTGGCTGATGCTCTTCGGCGAATCCATTACATGCACCCATTGCCGCGACCACTTCCGGTCGGCGCATGCGAACTATCGGGCCCGGTATCCCAACTATCTGGACTCGCGCCAGTCCTTCGCCATGTTTGCCTTTCGGGTCCACAACGTCGTGAATGCGCGGTTGTCCAAACCCGTCTATGCAACCCTAGAGGAGTGTCTCGCCGTGCTTCGGGCCAACATCAAAACGCGCCCCGCGGTAGACTATCGGATTTCCTACATCAACCACATCCTGCGGTATTGGTCCACCATCCAAGATACACACGGAATTACCTCCCTCAAAAAGGTCTTGGAAATGAAGAAGATTGAGATTGACTACTTCGGACCGCGAGACACCAAATTTGAGGTGAGTCTCGTCGACGAAGGTGTTGTCATTCCTCGGTCTTGGATTGAACACCAGTCGGGGGCGGCTCAGCCGGACGTCCAGCGTCCTCGTCTTCGGATGACGGACGCGAGTCGTGCTGGGTTTAGGATGGTGGGAGGACGTATTCGCTTGTTCTAGTCAGCGGAGCCAGCGGAACCGAGACCCAGGGATCGGCTTCCCAGGCATAGCGTCGCATCCACGGATGCCGGGTGTCGGTGGCTTCATCATAGAGCTCATCGGGAAACCTGGGCTCCAGTCCAGCCGCCCGGAGACTCGCTTCGGGAAGAATGAACTTCAATTGATCGTCCACTGTATAGGGAGGCTCGGGATGCTCCCAGGTGAACTCAGTCTCCTGCTCGGCCTCGTCCAACGTCGCGAGCAGGGGAGCTTCGGCATAGGGATAGACCCACCACCAATCCAGGACCTCGGAGGTCGTAAAGTAATGCAGCGTCCACGCGTACGTCTTCCAGAAGGCGTGAACCACCGGCGTCCAGTCCACCACGCCATCCATCAAGTGCACCGCAAAGCGTTGTTCCAAGGCGTGTCCATCCGGCGCAACAATCTTGCGTTCGGATTCATTCGCCCGCTTGAGGAGGACCCGCCGTTCATCCTTCGGAGCCGTGTTCTTGTCGGCGTAAAACAGCGCCCGCGTATACCCATCCTGTCGCAGCGAGAACATCGCCAGGTTCGGCATGAAGTCATTCCCAAAGGACATCACCGAGAGCTTGACGTAGGTAACTGGATCCAACGGAAGCACTGCAGTCAAGGCCGGAATGCTAATGACCCGAAACCCGGGCTCCTTCTCGCGTTCCCGCAAGACGCGAATGTGCCCGAGATGACTCTGCGCAATAGAAATGAGCACGAGGTCAGCGTCCAGCCCATAGATACAGATCGTCTTGCGCTCCTCGGGAGGAAGCGTCCGCAGCCACAGAAAGATCTTGTGCTCGCCCTCGCCCCGCTCCAACGTATCCGACACAATGGCGTCCGGAAAGAGGATCCGAATCGTGTCCGCCAGCTCGCGCATAAACGGTGTGCCGGGAGACAGCTGGTGCTTGTCAAACGAGGTGGTGACCTCGGGGATCTTCATGCGCCGATACCGCTGCTGGACCATCTTGGCGTAGGGCACAAGACCGTCAAAGGCGATGTAGACGCGCTTCCCTCGGAACTCCGAGAGGAACGTATCCAGCGCTCGCATCAGACTCCCGATCGGGTCGTCGGGCTCCAAATAGCGGTGAAGAAAGCAATTGAAATCCAAGGCGAGGACGTCGCTCTCGGCCTGTGGGATTTGCTCAATCGCCGGGTGAGAACGGATCAAGGACCGGACATAGAACGGGATTCCCATACAGAGAGTAAGGAGAATGTCCGAAAGTCTCACACTCAAACTGCCCCCGGTCATCGAACGACAATTGACGGAATGCAAATGGGATGCTGCGCAGCAGTCGCTGACCGCCAATCCCGAGGCCGAGACCCAGGACGCGCTCTTGACCCCCCGGCACGTCTATACAGTCGTCCGGGAGCCTGATGGAACGTTTACCCGAACCCGCACCAAGTCTCGCGAGGGAATAAATGTGGGCCTGGCTTCTCCTCCTTGCGCTGGTGATCTTCTTTCTGTACCTGTGGGGGACTCGCTCCACGACGACACCGCCTCCGGGATGTAATGCCTGTGCGAAGCGGGCAAATGTCTCCCCTCTAGAGTAAATGGACGACGATTACAAGGCTGCGAGCACGACGTCTGGAGGGGAGTTTCGGCGGCGGGTCAAGCGCCACGTGACGCGCAAGCGCAAGGGGAAACCCGCTCGGAAGGCCACGCGCCGGCTCAAGAAGAAGTTCGCGTGAGGAAGTAAATGGCCAAGAAGTCCTTTCAGCTTCCCGCATGGGCTTGGATGCCCGTCGCGTTTTTCGTCGTCTTCTTCATCGTCAACTACTTCATCTCTCCCGTGATTGGCGCCAAGACGTGCCCGGGCTCGCAGGTGTTCTGCCCTGGCGTCGGATGTGTCTCGGGTCAGGACAAGTGCTTCCCGCACGCCATGGGTGGGGCGGCCAAGATCTTCTCCAAGGAGACCTTCACGGCGTGGCCGGGTGCGGGGGTTCGTGCGACGCCGCCTGTGTATGAAGCCGCGAAGGAGACGTTCGCCATGAAGTCGTGCCCCGATGGGACGCGTTCAGATGGACCGTGCCTGATGCAGGCGTAAGACAATGGATCCTGGCTCCGTCGGTGCGGTCGCTGGACTTGGATGTCTCCTCGTGATCGGGATTGTCTTGTGCATTCAAGACCGGTGCACAACGTCGCCCCCACGATGGACCCTTCGGGATGCGCTCTTGCCCTGAGTTATTTTCGGGGGGAGTTAACAAAATGTGGATCAAGCTTCTGTTCTCTGCCGCGCTCTTCTATGCGTTCGTCCCGGGTGTCCTCGTCAACCTCTCCACCCCGTTCACCTCGCCCGCCCTCACCCACGCCATCCTCTTCGCCCTCGTCTCCGGGTTCATCTGGAAGGCCGCGAAGCCGATGCTCCCCAAGTATTAAGTCGGTGACAAAAACGGATTGACTCCGTGCTGACACAACGGAGTCACCCCCTAGACACAATGGACATTCTTGCAACCACCGCACTTCTGGTTCGCCTGGACGAGCTCCAGGTGGAACTCAACGCCCTTGAGGCCCGTATGGCCCTCCCGCACGCCGACCAGGACTCCCTGGACATCGCGTGGGATTTGATTGTGAACGAGATGGAGCAGATTCAGGAGATCATCGCGATTGACGAGGCCAACCAGATGGTTGACTCGCGGGATGCGCAGGACCCGTATGCGGACTACGCGTATGGCGATTGGTATGATCCGGCAGACGAGATCTAAGACCCGACAGCTGAAAACAGACACATGTACAGATTGGAATCCTTTTCCAATGGCCTGTGTGGATGTGCGGGTGCGGGACGACTGTCTGGACATCCCGATGGACATCCTTTCGTTGGCGATGCGGTTTGAAACCGCGCGCTTCGTTCCGATGGTCAAGACGATCCTGACAGACTTGATCGCCCTCCGGCTAGAAGTGCTGACCTTGTGTGCGGATCTAGACACCTTGAGTGAGGACATCTCCCGATGTCAAACCACCGTGGACCTCCTACTAGAGGACACGGCCCCGCTCTGGGACGATACGTATCGCTTGTGTGGAGATCCGGACTGCGATGGAGGCTGTCGGGTGTGCCTGGAAGAAGAGTCCTTCCTAGACGATGAAGCTACCGAAAAGTATTGCCGCCGCGGCCGTCGCTAAGCATTTAGCCAGCCCACGCCTTCCTTTTCCAATGGAGTACTGCGACGATGACCGTCACTACATCCGACCGGTGAAGAAAACGGATTCAGTCCCACCCCCTCCTCCTCCGTCTCCAATGGCGTATCTTCAGGACTACCTTCGCGACAACGCAACCTTTGACGTTCAGGGGCGGCATACCGTCTATTGGGTTCCCTTTGACATCTTCACCAAGCTCCCCATTGAGCGGTGGCGCTACAACCGTCCTCCCGATGAGGAGCGTGTCGCCGAGATCCGGGAGTGGATGCGGACCTCGGAGCGCGTAGACGGCATCCTTCATCTCGCAGCCGTTGGAACCAAGCTCGTCTGCTATGAGTCCAATCACCGCCGGGAAGCCATGAAGGGACTCCCGGCCCTCCACAATGTTCTTGTGGACATCCTCTGGGACGCCACGGATGAGGAGGTCAAGCAGGAGTTCTTCCGCCTGAACAAGGCCGTGTCCGTTCCCGATCTCTATGTGACCGACGATCAAAGCATCCAGCTGGATGAGCTTCGGTCGGCAGTGGATGCGTTCTCTACGAATTACAAGGCCCTACGGGTCTCCAGTTCCCGGCCTCAGCGCCCGCACTTCAATCGCGATATGGTCACGGATGAGTTCTACCGAATGATGAAGGAACTCAAGATTGGAGTCCCCGAACTCATGGACCGCCTCACAGCTCTCAACGTGAAGCTCCGAAGCCGCGACAAGAGCAAGCTCTCTGAGAAGGTGATTGCCAAGTGTGAGGCCACTGGACTCTGGCTCTTCGCCTGGTCGGCCAAGCTGAACGCCGGAGAGTTGCGCTAAAAACGGATCCGTTCGTTGCAACTCTGGAGGAGAGTACCCTAGACACAAATGGCTTCCATGAACATCGTCAATCAAGTCGCGAAGAACGCCTGCGCGTATACGGATGGAAAGGTCAACGCACTCCTCAGGCGCATTGAGGAATTGGAGAAGAAGGTTGCTGAACTGAGTGCCGTTCCTCGGGTTGAGATCACCCCCAGGAACGATTCTCTCTACAACGCCCTCCGAGAGAAGCGGATGGCAATTGCGACTGAGATGGGAATTCCAGCCTACTGTGTCGCGACGAACAAGATGCTTGATGCAATCGTGGAACGGAGGCCGAAGACGCTGGACGCCCTCCGCACGATCTATGGATTTGGTCCAAACAAGGTGAGGCTCTACGGAGACTCGCTCTTGAAGGTTGTTGCCGACTGGTCTTAACTAGAGTACCCGATTACGTGTTGTGTAGCCTTAGTTTTTCAGTACCCCTTCCCAGTGAACTGACGAACCATCTCCAGGAACGCGCTCTGCCTGGAATGGCACAGAAGGAGGTCGTCCCAATAGGCATCCGGATGGGTTGCGTGAAGAGGGCCGTTGATCGCCCGAAGGTTCTGGAACCACGTAAGAACGGCGGGCATGTCGCCGCGCGGGACCAGCCAGTCAATGAAAAAGTCAATCAGGACCTTGCGAGAGGCCACGTCGCGGTTCAGGAGGTATTCCTTGAACTCAATCGCCCGCGCAATCTGACGGGACACGACGAACGGCGAGTTCATTTAGACCTACGAGGCGTCTTCCTCCTAAATGGAGCCCGTGCCGATGCTCGAGTGCCCCGCCTGCGGTCTTGTCTTTTCCACTGAGCTCGGCCTTCGCGTGCACGAGGGTGTCTGTCTCGCGAGGCCTATGCCGGGCCAGACTCTCCGTCACCTAAAAACGGATTGCAGGTCTGCCGTCGGTATTTCGCCAACACGATGCAGCAGCCCATGTCGCTCTATGAGCTTGAGTGTGCGAAGGACACCCACTATATTGGGGTCGCAGGGGATGTCAACGCCCGGTATGGTGAACATCAGGCCGGGAGGGGTGCTGCCTTTACGAAACAGTATCCTCCTGTGAGGCTCGTCAGCTCATGCCCCGTAACGTCCCCCCACGACGAGAACAATGCAACCCTGGATGCGATGGTGAAGTATGGTGTGGACAAGGTCTATGGAGGGTCCTATGCGCAGGTTCCTCGGCCTCCCGAGGTGACGATCATGCTTCATCGGGAGATAGATACGATCAAGAATGCCTGTTATACGTGCCATCTGCCCGGGCATTACACGACCGACTGCCCCGCGTCTCGCCCGAAGACGCCCGAGACGTGCCGCAAGTGCCAGCAGCCCCATTCCGTGTGGGACTGCCCGACTCTGGATGCCCAGGAGACTGCGCCTGAGCCCAGCCCGAATTCAGGGAAGGTAGACGTTGAGATCCAAACGGAGAGCCCGGAGGAGGAGGTGCGGTTCACGGTTACCTTCAAGCGCCAGCCATGCGCACCGGTTCAGGCACCGGTTGCCCGCCGGACACGATCCCAGACGGGTCCCGTGATGACTCGCTCGCAGTCTCGGGCTCGCGGACGCGCTGGCATTTGAAAATCATAGAGGAAACACAATGGGTGCCTCGCAGTCGCGCGACATGGCCATCGGGTTTGTCTTCTTCAATCCCGCTGGGTCCAAGCGCATGGTGATGAACGCTCTCTACGTCCAAAACCTCTACAAGACCAAGGGTCTCCCCGTCTTCACGCTGGAACTTGTCTTTGGCGACCGAGAGCCCGAACTCAAGAAAGCCTTCCATGTCCGGGGGAACTCCTACATGTTCCACAAGGAGCGCTTGTGCCGTCTCTTGGAGCAGCGCATTCCCCGCAAATACAAGAAGATCGTCTTCCTGGATGCCGACGTCGTCTTTGCCGATGACAAGTGGTACAGCGAGACCTCCAAACTCCTGGACACCCACGATGTCGTCCACCCCTTTTCCCATGCCACCTGGCTGGATTTGACGTATACCAAGTCGGAGATGCGCCGGGAGTCCGTTGTCGGAATCCAGGGGCCTTGGTGGGACTTCAAGTATCACCCGGGCTTTGGCTGGGCGTTCCGGCGCGAGTGGTATCGCGAGGTCGGCTTCTATGATTGGGCCGTCTCCGGAAGCGGCGATACGCTCTCGTCCGCCAAGTGGCTCGGCAAGGAGTTCCACGCCAATTTCAAGTCTCTGCCCCATGCGATGAAGAAGTCCTATGCCGCCTATCGCAAGCTCCCCAGTCCTCGGATTGCAAAGTGTCCCGGCGATGTCTTCCACCTCTACCATGGCTCCCGCAAGAACCGCCAGTATGCGGAACGGCACAAGCTCCTGGATGTGCCGCTGGATATCAAGGACATGATTGTCCTGAACAAAGACGGCGTCTACGAGTGGAAGGACAAGGTCTGGAGTGAGGTCTTCTACGCCTACTTCCGCCAGCGGGAGGACGACGACCTCTCCGAAGACGGACCGGAGACCATCGTGCTGAGTTCGTAAAAATGGATTTAATCTCGGAAGACCACGAACACTCAAATGCCCCCGAAGAAGCAAGTCAAAGTTACGGTGATTGAGCGAACGGTGACGACGAGGGAGAAGAAGACAGAATTCATCACCAAACCAGAGCCCAAGAAATATGGGTCCTGCTATCGGTGTGGTCGGGCAGGCCATTGGTCTCCCGACTGTTATGCGAGGACCGACACAGATGGAAATGACCTTGACTAGACGCTGCTGATGAATTCCCACTGCAGGTAGTCGCAGATCTTCTTCCAGATTTGATCGTGGGCGATGAGTCGGTCCCGGCTCTTCAGGAGCGGGAAATAGACCTTGTACTCGTCCAGCTCTAGGAGCTCAAAGAACTTGTAGAGGATGTAGGAGTAGCTGAGGAAGTTGGTACGATCGTCCGGGCAGTACAGCAGAAACGGCGCCTGAATCTCCTGAAACATTGCTCGAATCTTCTCCTCAATTTCAGGAGTAATAGTCGGCGGCGGATTTCCATTAAGTCGGCTGAGGATATGGGTCCGGTGCTCATAATATTTAGACCTCCCGAGTTTCTTCAAAATCTGTCGGATGTCCTCCTCCGAGAGATCCGCCACATTCGTGATGCGCCGCTTTTTGAGTTCCAAGACGACCTCATTCATCACGTCCTCGGGAATGATCGTGGACTCCTTGGCCTGAAACTGGTTGAGGATCTCATTGAGATGGTTGATCTTCTTATACGCGTAATTGTTCCGCTCTTTGGGCGGATCCCTGAAACTCGGAAAGTCCGAGACCACCAAGGCATACTCTTCTGATCCACACTTGGGGCAGACGAGAATCCCTTCCGAACTGATTTCCTCGCGGGCCACGTTGCACGACAAGCAATGCTCCGTCATTTGCTGGGTCATCTCAGGACCCGACGAGAGCTTCATCCGATGCGCATACTCGTCAAACATCTGCTTGCGCGTGGGTCCCGCTTCGGCCGCACCGCCGGCAAAGAACTTCAAGAACGTGCCCGCATCGCGTGGAGCCGACGGAATCGGAAGTCCGACGGAATCCTGCTTCTTGTAATACTCCATCAGGAGGTCCATGTTTTTCAGGTAGTAGTCCTCCACGGGGTTGGACTCGGAGAGTTCCAGTTCAAGTTCGCGGGCTTTGGTCTGAAGATGTGTGGCCTGAACCACATTGGCCATGTCGTTCGTCGACACCAACTCCGAGATTTCCTCCCGAAGCTCCTTCAAGTCATTCCGGTGCTCGTCCTGTGTCAACGTCAACTCGCGTAAGGTTTGAACCACGTCCTTGTGCACCGAGTCCAGTGTCCCCGTCGCCTGCGCTCCTGAGGGGGAGTCCCGGATTTTCCGCACCCGGAAGACATCCATTTAGAAAGTTCAACACCTGCCTCCTGTAGACCTGATTTTGAAACATGCACGGCCGTTGCCGCTTGAGAGACACCATCTCCGACTCGGCATCCCCGTAGAACTTGCTGCACACATAGGTCAGCGCAAGGAAGGCACTGCGATTGATCCCGGCCTGACAGTGGACGTAGACGACGCCATCTGGACTCGCACGCAAAAAGCGTTGGAGGGTCTCCTCAAACAGAGGATACCAATTCAAAATGTTGTTCACAGGAGAGTCCAAGGCGCGCAGGCAGACGTAGCGGGTCGGACTGACGGAATGAAACCACGAGGGACTATCCTGCGGGAAGGCGCAGTTGATCACGTGAGAAATCCGGTGCTTGCGGACGAAGGTCGGAGTCAGCATCGCTCCCGGTCCAACCAGGATGCGGGGATGAAAGTAGGCCGGAGGCTGGCGAAGATAGTCTGGAACGGGAGCCAGCATCTACTCTTCCTCCAACCCCTGTCTTTTAATGGTCGCACGCGGGAACTCCACCTCCAGCGACGCCGCACCATCCGGAGGTGAATCCCTTCTCGCGGCGGCAGGGACACGGCCGTCCTGCCCGAATGCGGGTGATCTCCTCTTCGTGACGGAGCTGTTCTGTGGCCTTGACCATGCGAATGCGGTTGGCATACGCCTCCCACCCTCCCTTGGCAATGGCCTCCATCTGGCGAAGCGTCCAGGCATACGACGCCCCACTGTGGCCCTTGAACATCATGCGAGCCTCAACTGCAGAGAGTTCAGGGTCGGTAGAGAACATGAATCCGTCCTTTCCGGGCGTAGACGGACGGCGGAAGTACTCCCAGAGGTCCGCAGACGTAATCGCATCATACGCGTCACTGAGCATCGTGGCATCTGCCTCCTTGAATCCAAGTGAGAGGAAGCGCTCCATTTCTGTGTGTAAAAACGGCTGCCGTGAAGACAAGGCGATCCGTTTTCCCATGGACATTGGAGGGTATATTCGTTCAGTGCTTGAGCAAGGAACTCTAGACATCGAGATCTACAGAATTCGCCAGTTGATGATTGGGGCCGAACAGCATCGGCACGCGAACAAGGCACATCACGCCCACAACGTGTCCATGTTAACAGCGATCTTCAAAGCCTTACTCTCAGCTAAAGAGGCCCGAGAGAAAGGTGTTCAGCAGGTTCGTGAGAACGACCGTCGCTCCACCTAGGATGGCTGCGCCCGTCCAACTCACGACGCCTCCGGAGGTGTACGCGTTCGGCACATACTGGAGAAGGAGGTTCCGGGGCGTGGACAGCGAGATGATCGCACCCGCGAGAAAGATGGCAATGTAGAGCGTCGTATTGGACAGCATGAACCGCATGGCCGGGAGGCTGGGCTTGAAGGACGGAGCCATGGCCGAGTGACCGGGAGACATCACGCCCGGCACTCCCATCATGGGAGGCTGAGACTGAGGACCCTGAGGCGACGGGAGGAGAGCGTCCAGCGAGGTTGCGTCTTCCATTTGTTTATGAAGGAGAGGAGCTTTCGCAGGACGCATCTTCTACGCGGTATTTGTAGCACTTTCCGTCAATGCGAACGACTTTGTCCACCATCTCCTTGAGGGGCAGCGCGGGTGTCTTTTCGGCCGTATACGACCGGTGAAACAGGAGGACAAAGATCCCCAGGCCAATGAGGAAGGAGAAGAAGGGACTGGCTTTCTGAATCGCAAACGACACGCGCTCTCCGGTGACGAACGGCATTATGTATTCGCGAGCAAATTCAGTGACGTCGGATCAGCCGTGCACGGCACCTCCTCGGAGACGAACCGCACGCAGCCCGAGTCTACGTGAAAGGGACTGCTGTCTGTGGGAGACGGGAGAACCTTGACCCGGCGCGCCGGGGGGATAAGCACGGTTGAAATCAGCATTCCGACAATGGCTCCAGCCACAACCCAGCGTGCGTCGAGCATTGTCTAGGGGCGCTAAAAACCTCAGGGGGACTCGGCCTTCACCTTGGCTTGGAGGATCCCATTGGCCCGCACAAACTCACTGATCCACGGGGCGAAGAAGGAGAGACCGAATCCGGACAGGGGGATGAAGGCCGAGAGCGCAGTCATGAGAATGGTTAGGTAGCGGATCCCGTATTCTGTGAAGGTGGACAGGGTAATCACGATGCTGGAGACGTAGAGAAAGGTCAGAATGGTTG